GCGGGATAGGCCTATGCCTGCCCCGGTGATTGCCTGGGGGCGGTAGCCCTGGCGCTGGAGTGCCTGAACCTCTAGGCGCTGAGCGGCTGGCGCGGAGTAGATGGCCTTGCGGATCTGCGCGCAGGCCTGGTGCCGGCGAGTGGTGCGGCTGGTACCGCAGATTTCGCAGAGATTCCGGCAGTCAAGGCCGCCGTCGTGCAGGCGGCCGGTTCCGATTGAGGTGCTCATGCCTTCGTCCTCCCGCGCGCGGACTTCCAGTCGAAGCCGACAGCGATACCGCCGCCTTCGCGCAGACGATCCACACAGCGCTCACCCAGGGCGCCGGACAGCTCGCCGGCTGGCAGGTTGGAAATCACTACGGTAGGCAGCTGCTCCTCGTACCGGCCGTTGATGATGTTGAACAGGGTGGCAAGCTCGAACTCGGTCGGCTTGGTCGCGCCCACTTCGTCAATGATCAGCAAGCTCGGCTTGGTGTAAGCCGCAAAGGCGTCCGCCTCGCTGTACTCGCTCTCACGGTCGTAGCTGCCCTTGATGTGCTGCAGGATGCCGCCGACGGTGCGGTAGACGGCCGTGGCGGTCGTCGTGCGCATGATGTGGTTGGCGATGGCCGTGGCCAGGTGCGTCTTTCCCGTGCCGACGTTGCCGAGCAGCAACAGGCACCGGCCAGCCTCGAAGTGGTCAAGGAAGTTCTCGGCGTACTCGCGGCACACATTCAGCGCCTTTACCTGCTTCGGCTCGGTGGCGACATAGCCATCGAACGTGCGGTCACGGAAGCGGGCCGGGATCAATGCGGCGCCGAGCTTATTGGCTAGGCGATCAGCGGCAATCTTCGCCATCAGCGCCTTCTGCTCTTCAGCGTCCTTTTCGCGCTGGCGGGCCTCAGCGCAAGTCGGGCAGCCGCTAGGGCCTTCCTTGTGCTTGCTGATGATCGCGGCGTATTCGCCGTGCTCTGGGCAGACAGCGAGCTCCTTAGATACGATGCCGAACTTCGCCTCAAACGGAGCAACGGTCAGGTTCAATGCGTTAGAAGCCATTGGTGCCGTCCTCCCGCTCGAAGAGGCCGGCGCTGTAGTCGCGCTGCTCGAATCCTGTGTGACGCGATGAGCCAGGGAAGTGGTGCACGTTCGCGGCCGACTTCACCTCATCGTTCCAGCGCTTCCCGTTGAGCCAGGTGGCGGCGTGCGGGATGAACTGGCCGTCGTCCTTCAGCCAGCTCTGGCAGGTGCAGTGCTTGGCCAGAGACTCGAGGATCTGAGCCAGCAGCTCGGCATCGGGGTTGATCTTCGCGAAGGCCTTGCGGGCGTTGTCCTTGGCGGTCTTGCGCGGGTACAGTTTCCAGAAGGTTTCGAAGGCCTCTGCGCACTCAGCAGTCATGCCCTTCGCGGCCTTTTGAGTCCCTGAATAATTCCCCTCAGCATCGGGAAGCTCGGACGGCTCCTCGTTCTTGTGCGGGTTCTGGTGCTTCTCGAAGTTATTGATCTGGATGCATGCCTTGCCGTCGACCTCGTACCGCTGGATGAAGTCGTGCTTGTCCAGCCAGGACAGCAGCGCGTCAGCGTCGATGCCGTCGCGATAGGGGAACACTTCGGCCTTGATGCGCAGCGGGCGGTCTTCCAAGATTCCGCGTCGGTCTGCCAGCGTCCAGAGGCCAATGAACAGGAGCGTGGCGATCGGGTCAGCCACGCCGAGAACTTCGTTCTTGAACAGTGCCGGTTTGATATTTCGAGCCCTCGCCATTTTATGCAGCCTCCTGCATGGAACGGGACGCCCACAGGCCAGCGATCCACTGAACACCCTTAGGCGTAAAGCGGGCTTGCGCAAAGGCGTGGTTGTTGCGCTCGGACGTTCCGGTCTTAACCTCGAAACGGCCGGCGTCGATGTGGTTCTGATACGGGGTCATCACGCCGTTGAGGCGGTACATGACATGGCCGTCGATGAGCAGCTGACGCAGCACGCGCTCATTGGCCTTGAGGAGCTTGGCCACCTGGCGGAAGGTCAGCGTTCCGGTGTTCTCGACGTAGCGGTCGACGAACTCAACCTTCGGCGCAGCAATGGCTAGGGCCTGCTGTGCGATGGCGCGCAGCTCATACTGCTCTGCCCATGCTCTGGCCGACTCTGCCGGATTGGTGAAATCTGGAAGCTGTACGCGGCTCGCCGACTCCAGCTCCTGCCAACGGTCAACTAGTCGAGCTGTGAACTCCGGCGAAAGCTGGGCGACCACAATGATGCTGTCGCGCTTACCCTGATCGCCGGAGAAAACGTACTCGGCTACGGTCTGCCCCAGGTGGTTCTTAACTTCCACAGGCGGTGGAAGTTGAATAACCCCTTTCCCTGCCAAGTTTTCGATGGTGCGCTTAACACTGTCATGACGAGATCCGACGAGATCCGAAATTTCCCGGCTACTCATGCTTGCGCAGTTTCCGACAAGAATATTCATTGCAGCACCTCCAGAGCGGAGGCGCGGAACCACTCGCCTCTAATGTGAAGCGATGCTGCTGATTTGTGAGCATCTTGTTCGCAGGAAAATCCATTCACTGCCGGCTTCACGGCAACCAGTTCAAGCTGCTGGCTATTGCCAGTCTGCAACTGGGAGAGGCGAGCGACCGGGTTGCGTGATATTCCGATCTTGATACGCCCAGTCTCGCTTTCCCTGATCGCATAGACGTACATCCCATGCATGTCATCAGGAACATCGAACGATTCCAGGGCTGCCAGCAGCTCGTTGAGAGCGCTTTCGGCGCGGCCCCAAAAATCCACCGCTGCGCCTATATGGGCGGGCGATAGCTGAGCCATCACAACGTAGCTATCGCGCCGACCTTGCTCGCCTGAGAAGACGTACTCGGCCGCTGGGCGACCGCCTGTTAAAGGCTTTTCCTCAATCGATGGAAGCTGGATTACGCCCCGCTCTGCGAGCGTCTCGATGGTGCGCTTCACGTTGTCGTGACGCTTTCTGACCATCTCCGCAATCTCGCGGCTACTCATGGTCAAGGCGTTTACAGCGGGTATTAGGTGTGGCATGATTTCGCTACCTCGCAACACGTTGTTGAAGAACCCGGTCTGATCCACCGGGTTTTTTATTGCCTGCCGTTTGGGTTTCAGTACCTGGTCAGGCCCTATTCAGGCTTTCGCCGAAAAGGTCTTACGGTTCCCCGCTTCGCTGATGGCCGGGTTATTCTGCTAACGGCCTCGTTCAGGTCGCGCTCCACCTCTTGTCCCAGCAGTTCCTCGGGGGTCATTCCTCGTCGTGCCGCTGCCTTACGCAGCGCTTCCAGCTCATCCCCGTAGAGATAGGCGGGCAGATCTACTTTTTGAGGCACAAGGCCCTCCTCGGGGCCTTCAGGCCGCGGTTACTTCATCGCTATCCTCAGCAGCAAGGCGCTCAAGGGCCGCCTCGACCAAATCACGAACCAGCACCGCCTTCTGTGTGCGGTGGAACTGAGCCAGTGCGTCAATCAGCTTGTAAGTGGCGTCATCTACGCGCAGCTTGATCTCGCGATCGCGTAGGTGGTTGGGGTCTGCATACATGGCAATTTCCTTCTGCGAGGATGAAGTGTGTGAAAAAGGAATCAGGCCGCAGCCTTCACCCGCTTGAGGGCTGGGCAAAGCTCTACCGCCTTGAAGATCCCTCCGGTGACCTGTTCAGCGGTCAGGGCGGTGACTGCGCACATACCGTGCTCGCCACGGACCCAGCCGGAGACAGTGCCTTGCCGGACATTGAGAGCGGCTGCGGTCAGCTCCTGAGTTCCGAAGTGCTTAACGAGCCGTTCGTAGATGTTCATGGGGCTACCTCAAATAGGAATGCCTATATCCTAGGACAAAGGAATGCCTGTTTGCAAGCATATAGGCAAGCCGGTGAAAATCTTCAAATGGAATTCAAGCATCGGATCAAAGCCGCGCGTAAATACGCCGGCCTAAAGCAGGGCGAACTGGCAGACAAGGTCGGGATCAAGCAGGCATCGATCTCGGACATGGAAACCGGCAAAACCGGCAGCAGCTCATACACCGCCAGCATTGCGGCAGCTTGCGGTGTCGATCCGCTGTGGCTGGAGACTGGACAAGGCGACATGCGGCCTAAAGAATCTATCAACCCCACCGACAATGGGGGAAACATAGGCCCGCTCCAGGTCCATGAGGCTACCGTCGTCCCGCTTGGTGACATCCAAAGAGTGCCGTTGATCAGCTGGGTTGCAGCTGGGGCATGGAGCGAGGCCATCGACCTTTACGAAGTAGGCGATGCTGAGGTTTGGATGCCCTGCCCTGATCCGATTGGCCCGCGCGGCTTTGCGCTGCGCGTTGAGGGTGACTCAATGACGAGTCCCTATCCTGGTTATGAAAGCTACCCGCACGGGACTTTCATCTACGTTGACCCTGACGTTGCGCACAAGTCCGGCGATCCCGTTGTCGCAAAGCTGCCATCGAGTAACTCAGCCACGTTCAAGATATTCATCGAGGACGCCGGCCAGTACTACCTGAAGCCGCTGAACCCTCAACACCCGATGATCCCTATCACCGAAGAGACGCACATTGTCGGCGTGCTTGTAGGCTCTTACCGAAAACGGTAATCGTGATTCAGTCCGCGCCCGGCCCGAGAGGGCCTGTTGAGGGAATCAGGAATCAGGAATCAATGAAGAGGGAATCAGGAATCAGCCCGAGCGCTACCGAATAAATCGGTACTACTACCGATAAAATCGGGCTTTTTCTGGAGCGATACCGATTCCCTCGGTATTTCAGCCACTTATCGCTCCCCTGTTATCCCTCCCTGACCCTTTGTAGTCGCGCCTGTACTTCGCCAGCTCCCTCCGCAGCACCTTTCTAGCTCTCTCCGACCCCAGCTCTTCAATCAGCAATCGCACGCTAAGCGCTGCCATCTCTTCTGCCGTCGTTGGCGTCACGTCTACCCGCTCTCCCTGCCAGGTGGCTTTCACTGAAGCCATCAGAAACACCCTTGGCATGTGACAAACCTCTCAAATTCTCATTGACCACAATCACCTTTCGTCGCCAGGCAAGACGCGAAATTCCTCCCAAATAACCGATACATCAAAAAATATAGGAATCCCTATTGACCATAGAAAAAGGAATCCCTATATTTGGCTCCAACGAAGCGAAACACGCTTCAGGGCCTCAAGAGGCCTCGGGTGATCCCGGAACGCTCTTTACACAACTTGAGATCAGCGCGGCGGGGTCTGCTTCGGCATACATCGCGCTCTACAAATTCCCCGCCCCATGCCAGCTCTGGAACTGGCCGTGGCTCCACATGCAGCCACGCGAAGTTGCGAAATGTCACCCGGTGCGACGCCAGTTGCGGCAGCGGGAAAGAGACGACTCA